ACATACAAAACGCAATCAGACTTCTTTCCAAAATCTATGTGGGACTCGGAGATCAAGAAACTTTGATGCGAACAATAAACGCTCTACAGGTTGAAGAGCAGAAGAGAATGAGGAAGAAAGCCGAGACAAGTTAGGGAGAACAAATGAAGTTCATAGAACTTTTTGCGGGGATAGGCGGATTCAGATTGGGATTGGAACACACTGGACACGAATGTGTTTGGGCAAATGAATGGTTAGACAAACCAAGGAGCATCTATGCACGAAACTTCGGAGAACAACCCGATGGAAGAGACATTAAACTTATTTCCGAACGAGACATTCCTAACGCCGATCTCTTGGTTGGAGGATTTCCTTGCGCCACTTTTAGCACTGCTGGAAAGCGAACAGGTTTCTCCTTGGAGGACACTAGAGGCACACTCGCTTTTGAAATGTTTAGACTTGCTAGGGATAAACGAATACCATACATCCTCTTTGAGAATGTCAAAGGACTCCTCAACCACGACCAAGGACGAACCTTCGGAGTTATCCTCAGCGTCTTGGATGACATGGGGTATGACTGTCAATGGGAGTTGCTTGACAGCCAAAACTTTGGAGTCCCGCAACACAGAGAGCGGATATTCGTTGTCGCAAATCTTAGAGGACAACCCCGACCAAAAGTATTTCCTATCGGACAAACAAGTGGAAGCGATGATGGCGCGGACAAGAGCGAACGAAAAGGCAGGGAGGGGTTTTTCTCCGACATTTCTCCGACCCTAGATGCCCACTATCAAAAAGGTGGCAACGCACGACAATATGTTGTTGCTTCCTACGGGGCGCGTGGACACTTCAGAGAGTTCCACGGTGAAGGCGTACCAACACTGTTAGCAAACATGGGTACAGGCGGTCACAATGTTCCATTTATTCAACCTGTCGTTGAAACTTGGAGTCGTAGAGATCAAGCAATGCGCGTTTACGAGGATGGAATCGTTCCAACCTTGCTCGCTCAAATGGGTACAGGTGGAGGCAATGTTCCGTTTGTTAAACCGATGCTTGATGTGGCTCGCGCAAACAAAAGCCCGAACGGACGAATGATTAAAGATGATGGTGATCCGATGTACACAATCACCGCACAAGACCGCCATGGTGTTCAAATAGGTGACGAAGAAGGTTTCGGTATCCGCAAACTTACACCAACCGAATGTGAACGCCTACAGGGATTCCCTGACGGATGGACAGAGTTCTATGAGGATGGCACTAAGGTTTCAGACAACCAACGCTATGAGCGGATGGGAAGAACAGTTACAGTTTCAGTGATAGAAGCAATAGGGAGAAAACTACATGCGTTCCACTAAACCATTTGCCTTTGACACAATCAAAGACTTTGACGATCACATATCAAGATCAATACCGAACTACGACTTGTTGTGTGAGGCAATCATCTCAATCGCACCATATTTTCTTTTGGAGAACACACCGATAGTTGATTTGGGTTGTTCAACGGGGAACATCATGGAGCAAATTGAACACGAAGGAACCAAATATGGTTTCGACATTTCGCGCAACTTGCTACCTAAAAACCACGACAACTGTGTGTACAAATTGGAGGACATCGCGGACAACAACTTTCAGATGCCTGACCAATGTTCGTTGGTGCTATCAATCTTTACAATGCAGTTTTTACCTCGCTCTCAACGCCCACAGTTAATGCGTAAGATACACGAAAGCCTCGTTGAAGGCGGAGCGTTTATTTGGGCAGAGAAAGTTCATGGAGATTCACCGTTTTGGGAACACACCCTGAACTCATCTCATTATGATTTCAAACACAAATGGTTTACTTCTGAGGAGATTCTTGACAAGGAACGCGATTTGCGGGGGATGATGAGATTGCAAACTTCCAACCAAAATGTTTCTATGGCAAGAGAAGCAGGATTCTTTGACTCAACTTTGTTGTGGAAGTTTTACAACTTTGAATGTCACATCATGGTTAAAGAACGAACCAATGATCCAACCTTGTTATGGAATATATTTGGGGAGGAGATAAGACATGAACATTCCTGATCCTTGGAAAGAAGCAAACGACCCAAAACTGCGGGAAGCATGGATTGAATACAAGAAATGGCGAGAGGAACAAACACCGTTTGTTGAAACAGAACCCGAAAAGATTTGCGTCTGTTGCTCGCTTGGCTCACATAGTTTTGATCTTTTTGCGCCATGTGGTCACGCTTTTTGCTATATTTGTACGGGCAGGGGACACGATGAAGAGTGCATTAAATGTGAAACAAACAACGAAGGAGGGGAAATGGATTTGTCAGAAAAAATTGAGGACACAATGGAGTACATTACGAAGGAGCAGTGGGAAACTGTTACTACTGATGAGATGATTCGCCTTGTGGTGAACAGATTAGGTTCTATAGCGGATTCGCTATGGGTATTGGTACTCAAAAAGAATGGAGAACAGCAATGAGCGAGATGAAACGGCTTTGGTTAGAAAAAAATGAGCGTGATTTCCAAGAGAGAGAGATGAAGCGTTACGAGGAATACACGATTGAAATACTGGACAAAATCCATCAACTACAACAGGAGAGAGCCTCTTTGGGAGAGTTGGTTGAAAGCCTGTATGCACAGATCAGGTCAATGGAGTCAAATGCTAATGCGGCGAAAGGCGAAGTTATTGCAGGACTTAGGGACTCTGTATGAACGCCCCAAAGTTCCCTTCAGGCACAAAGGTAAGGATTGACGATCAGGCAGGCACCGTTATCGCGGTGAAGTCCGATGATCTAATGGTTTTCTTTTACGATGTCAGATATAACGAGATGGATATGCTCATCGCGGACGGTGTACCCGAAGATGACTTGGAAGAGTGGACTGACAATGATGGCGATGAATGATGAAGCAAAAAAGATGGTGGAGCAACAGATCAGGTTCTCTGAGCGTTTAGCAGAAGAACTTTACGATGTTTCAGCAAACGAATATCTGACAGTTCACGACATCTTGGATGCGTTAGCCTCAAGCGGACTACAACTAACGACCGCTAAAGCAGTTCGTCAAGGAACTAATTGGGTTGACTTACCCGCGCTTGCCTACATTGTGCAACTGCACAAAAACCCCGCATGATAGAAGTCAAATGCAACAAATGCTTGTACACAGTCATCCATGACCCGATGAGGTTGAAAGGCTGTAACTGTGATCCTGACGCTCCCCAATGGATCGCGATAGCCCGCGACACACGATTTATGCACGGATCAGACGCACATTTCACGGTGATCCACGAAACCAATGCCTGAGTTAAATGCCAACATCCCACCCATAGAGTGCTTCGTTAGAGGGAACTTTTTGCGGGATCAAATAGATTCACATGACAAGTATTTCCCATGCGTTGTCTTTGGTGTCGCAACTCTCCCTGATCGCGCACCAGTGTTTCACTTTCTTATGGAGGACGGCGGAGTGTGGTGGAGGATGCCGATCAGCGCGTTCTGCGTGGAGCCAAAAGTCCCCGAAGTAGATATCTATGATCTCGTGTTGTGGAACTCGTTCAGCCCGTTCATCACGGTCACACAGTTTGACCAAATGACGGGAATGAGGATGCGTTACCAAACGCGGCGGAAAGAAACAGTTTCAGGCGCATACCTGTTCACTTTGGATTGGCACACACCTGAAAGCAACCTGATGGACAGCGGATACTCAGAGGTCGCAGGTCAACATAAGTGTGGTCATGTCATTCAACGAGATGACGGCAACTACGCGATACAGCCAAACAACCGAATCAAACTGTTAGACCCGTCTTTCACAACAAAAGTAGATGCGAACCTCATTGAACGCCAGATCGGTACCAGAAAATATGGGGTTGAGAACGCAGACAAATGGATGACTGAGGACAACAACAATTTCAATTACACAATAGATTTCTCTCCGCCTCCGCGACACTAATTTTTTTGGCGGGGAAAAGAACCGTTCCAAAACTCTGCCCGATTACTGTCATTACAGAGAGGGAGAGAACAATATGTGGAGTAGTAGAGAAACAAACACATCCAAAACATGTATGTCAAAACACACCACAAAAACCCTTTTCACCACCACCACATTTCTCTCAAACCCAACACCCACAACACAAACACACACTAAACCCCACTCAACACACCACACAAACACACACAAAACAACACCAAAAACCCCGCCACCGTGCGCGAAAGCAAACCCCGCGTTTTTCGGCACTACTTGTTGAATCAAGAGTCGGAGTGCAGTAAAGTTTCAGAAATTATGGGCAGACCAACAAAACTCACTCCCGAAAAACACGACAAGATCGTTGAACTTGTTCGCGCAGGCAACTATGTGGATACAGCATCCGCTGTTGCAGGTGTGGCTGAACAAACCTTTTATGTGTGGATGTCTAAGGGCGAAGGTGAGAAGGCTCGTAGCCCTTACAAGGAGTTTCGTGAGGCGATAACGGCTGCAAGGGCAGAAGCGGAAGCCCGAATGGTTTTGGTCGTTCAGAGAGCCGCTAATGACGGCTCATGGCAGGCTGCATCGTGGTATTTGGAGCGTACTAAGCAAGCGAAGTTTGGTAAACAGAATCGTGTTGAGTTAACGGGTGCTGAGGGTGGCGCGGTGAAGGTAGATGTTTCCGTGGACGAGTTGGAGCAACGAATTGCCAACCTCCTTGATAAAGCCTGACGGTAAAAGTTCTAAAGACTTAATCTTCTTCTTTCGCAATGCGAAGGTGGCGGACAGAAAGATTTGGTTGGCAGGCTTAACCGCGTCTGAGCGTCAGACTGTGATGTCTCTTATTGAGTTGATCGCCGATAATCCGTGGTCGCAATACATGACCGATCCCGCAGGTTTCATTGAGCAAGGTTTAGGTGAAACGATTTGGTCTAAGCAACGCGAAATACTTGAATCGGTACGCGACAACAAAAGAACAGCGGTACCTGCATGTCACGCACCAGGGAAATCACATTTGGCTGCACGAATTGTTGCTTGGTGGGCGATGTGCCAACCTGTCGGAACATCACAAATAGTCACTACAGCAACATCGTTTCGTCAAGTACGCAACATCCTGTGGTCACACATCAGAAAACTGCATGCGACCCACAACCTCGGCGGAGAGTGCCTTACTGTGGAATGGAAAATGGATAAGAGCGTTGTCGCGTTCGGTTTCGCCCCTGCACAGTACAACGAAACAGCGTTACAGGGAATCCACGCACCTAACCTGCTCGTAGTAGTAGATGAAGCGGGCGGTATTAGCGACACAATTGGCAATGCGTTAGAAGCGTTGATGACGGGAGGCAATACACGATTATTGTTGCTAGGAAACCCGCCCACAGATCAAGAAAATAGTTGGTTTGAACGCGCATGCAACAGCGATTTATACAACACAATCCCAATATCGGCGTATGACACGCCTAATTACACAGGTGAAGAGGTAGGAAACTGCACTACATGCCCGAAATCAGTGCCTACACACTCAGTAGCAACACACTTAGTAGATCAAACTTGGGTAAATGATGTCATTAGTGAGTTAGGTGAGAACAGTTCGTTCGTAACAGCCCGCGTGAGAGCAGAGTTTCCTAAAGGCGCAGGTAACAGAGTGATTCCTTCTACTTGGATAGAAGAAGCAAGCAACAACCTGAACCCTGCACACGACACACGCATACGCTTAGGCATAGACATCGCAGCAGACGGAGGTGACGAGTTCGTAATCGCGAGAGCAGACGGATACACAGTAAGAATCGTGCATGCAAGTAGCGGTGCAGACAACGCGAACGCTGTACAGGTAGCAAACATCTGTCTGAGGTATATTCAGGAAGCCGAAGCCGATGCCCTGCAACAAGCAAATGCACACATGCACACACATTCAGACGAAACCCTTACAGCACAAGGGAATCCTGAATTGCCAGTGGAAGAGTCAACTTTACATAAGAGGTATTATGGGCGAACCCAAAGCGAACACCTGTTCGCCCCGCAAACCCTTACACCACAAGGGTTTCCCGCCACACAACACTTATCCACACCCCCGCAAACCCTTACACAACAAGGGTTTCAGAGCATCAACAGAGGGGTGGGGGGTCGGATCAACGAAAATCAGACGGGGGCTACTGCTCACACTGTCTCTGTGAAGGTTGATGCTATTGGTTTGGGTTGGGGTGTAGTGGGGTTGTTGGAGGCG